GGTTCACTACGCCACATTGCTGGAGTTGCCGGGCGCGGAGAAAATGGCACAGGCCTACCGCGACAACCCCGACACGGACTTTCACCAAATGGTGGCTGACATGGCCGGCATTGGACGCAAGGCTGCCAAGACAATCGGTCTGGGTTTGATGTACGGCATGGGCAAAGCCAAGCTGGCCACACAGCTGGACCTGCCCTTGGACGAGGCCAGCGAACTGATCGGCACGTTCCACAACAAGGTCCCGTTTCTCAAAGGCACCGTCGACGCTGTCATGAAGCGCATTGAGCACCCAGCGTCTGGCGGCTCCATTCGCACGCTCTTGGGCAGGCGCTGCCGCTTTCCTCTGTGGGAGCCCGTGGAGTGGGGCGTGAACAAGGCGCTGCCGCGTGAGCAGGCAGTCGTTGAATACGGCTCACGGATCAAGCGTGCGGGCACCTACAAGGGCCTGAACCGTTTGATTCAGGGGTCAGCCGCAGACCAGACCAAAGCAGGCATGGTGGCGCTGCACAAAGCAGGATTTAAATTGTTGTTGCAGGTACACGACGAAGTAGCACTGTCAGTCAGGAACATCGACGAGGCACGTGCTGCAGCAGAGATCATGGCCAAGGCAGTTACCTTGGAAGTTCCCTCACGTGTTGACGTGGAGACTGGACCGAGCTGGGGAGAGGCGTCATAATTGAGGAAGGGTGAAATGCAGTTGCCCTAGTTGAGAGATTAGGGCTGGGGGCTTGCTCCCAGCCCATTTTTTACGATACACTGAAAAATCTAAAGATAGTTCAATAGAAAGGAGAATTAGATGGGAAGAAGACCAGCGCCGCGAACTCAAGTTGTACCTGCTCACCCTGAGCCGTACGTTCGCCAGCCAATTAAGAAGCGAGGTAGGCCTAAGCGTTCCGGCCCTAAGAAGAAGGATAGATACGACGCTGTACGTGCGTCACCCTCCAAGCGCCCTGGGCAACGATGGATCACCGTGTCGCTACCTGAGGACGCGTACTACATGCTTAAAGAGATGGCCGCGTTTTACAAAGTAGGTATGGGCGCGTTCATGCAGAGTCTTTTGACTCCTGCCTTTGATCAAGCCTACAAAGAATCCCTGACGCTGCAGCGTATTGCAAAAACAAGAGAGAAAGCCAAAGATGAAATACAAAACCGAGATGACGTTCCCCGTCGAACTCACTTTTGAGGTACTCCCAGCCATGCTGGTGGAAGACACAGAACTGCCCGCGCAACTGGACATCACCAAAGTCTTGTTGACTATCACAGGCCCGAGCGGCAAGCCCCGCCAGGTGGACATCACTAAGACTCTTACCGAGGATCAGATAATGCTTTTTGAAGACGACATTGCGGAGAACTATGAACCATGAAACTGCAAGAAGAACTACGCGCAGTTAAGGCGGTGTATCCAGCGATAGAGTACCTACTTGAAGCGGCTGCACAACGCCTTGAAGATCAAAGACTGTGGCGTGAAGCATGGTTGAATGCAGAAAAGAAAGTTGAGTTGTTGACAAGTGAACTAGATATGCTAAGATCACGGCTCAAGAACAGAAAGTAGAAAGAGAGCAATGACTAGAAAAGCCCTTACCCGAGAGCAGAAGGTATTCAAGGAACTTGCTGCCACCGACAAGTATGTGAATACTGGGAAGGTATTGATTGGCCTTAGGTACCAGCGTAAGCCGGTTGAGATGACGCAAGATGAAGAGTTCTTACAAAACATTTTGCTTGGCACCTATCGCCCTTTGGTCAGCGACAAGGCCGTGGTGTACTTCACCCTTGTGCTTGTGCTGTTTGCCAGTCTTTTTGTATCTTGCAAAAGTGTATGAAAAAGCGCAGCAAGTACCGCCCAAAGACTGTGCTCCAAAGCCCATTGGACTTTGTGCTGTCAGGTTTCAGGCCTCTGCGCGACATGCCAGGCGTGTACATCAACATGCAGATAAAGAACCGTGCAGCCTTGGAGCAGGTCCGCAAGGGCGAGGCAATCAAAGAAGACATTGAAATGCTGATCGGCGCTTTCAACATTACTGAAGCACTGGCCATCATGGGCAAAGGCAGCGACTGGCTCGACGAGATCAGGCAGGGGCAAGATGCCTTGCTGCAATTGTCGAGACGCGGCGTGGCCAACGGGATGCGGTTCATCATGACAGCCAAGCAGTGGGAAGCACTGAAGCTGGTGATGGACCTGCATGAAGAGCAGCTGGCGCATGCCACTGTTCACGACATCGAGAAGGCGCACGACTTTGTTCAAAAGGCAGTGGCCCAAGGCAAGGCACGTGCAATCGTTCAAACTCAAAAGGAAACCACATGAATAAGTCTGACAAAATCCGCGAATACTTTCGCAAGTTCCCCGATGCCGAGGTGGCCAAGGTGGTTGCAAAGTTTCAGTCCTCCAAGCCCATGACGTACAAGCTGCGCAAGCAAGTGCAGGAAGAGTGGCAGCCGCCAGCATTGGCACCATTGCCCGAGCTTTTCCAAGAAGTTAGTGTGGAGGAGACCCTCGACGCACGTGCCCAGGACTACGGCACCTTCAGGGATAGCGCTGCGCTGATGCAAGGCATCAAACGACTGCTCGCGGACCACGCGGCCAAGCACGACAAGACGTTCGCCGACGACCAGTGGGAGGCCTTGGAGATGATCGTGCACAAGATGGCACGCATTGTCAACGGCAACCCCGACAAGGTGGACAGCTGGGTAGACATCGCGGGCTACGCCACACTGATCGCGGACCGCTTGCAGGGTAACGCAAGGTAAGCCCAAAGATATGGCCAAGCGTTTTTTAAGCTACAGCCCCCTGTCTACTCGTAAGCTGGCGGCCTTGTCTATGAGGGAAGAGGACGGTAAAACTTTTTCTGAAATTGGAAAAGCGTTTGGAGTGTCTGTAACCCGCGCACGACAGTTTGTTAAGGAGGGGGTAAGGATACGCCAACGCTACGAGGAAGCTGAAGCTGAAAGGATAGAAAGTCACCGCCCTGGGTTAAAAGTTTACGAAGCCAAGATGCTGCTGCCTTTGTTAGAAATCTTAAAAGAGATTTCTACGTTAAAGGTTAAAAACTCTTGACAAGTATTTGTACGATACCTGTATAATTTAATTTCCAATCACAGAAAGAGAGAAAGATATGAACTTCAATTTAAACGTTCACCGCGTCAAGAGCATTCGCTTGAGCGCGATCCGTTCTAGCCAAACCAATGATATGTTGTCCGCCTCGCGGGACATCATTATTGAAACCAATGAGGGCAACTTTGAGCTGACCTTGTTCTCGGAGTACGCCAGCGAGGATGATGAGCAGGAGCTGCTGGAGGTGAAGGTATGACTGAATTTGAGTACAGCATCAACGGCATTCTTTGCATCATCCGAGTGACGGACTGGGAGGGCTACATTCCTCCCAATCTGTCAGGGCATCCCGATAACTGGGCACCGTCTGAAGGCGGTGAAGGTGAGTGGGAAGTCCTTGACAGCAACGGCAAGCCCGCGCCCTGGCTTGAAGCAGAGATGACCGAGGAAGAGCGCGTCCGCATTGACGAAGAGGTTTTTGAACATATGGAGAACCAGTCTGATGACTACTATTAAATCGATGACCTTTACAGAATGGTGGTCCGAATTGACCAAAGCAGAACAAAAACACCTGGGGCTTGAATCCTCCAGGTTTGTCTGGGAAGAATGCCAAAAGTACACCTTGATGACCATTGAGGACGCGTGCAAGGCACAGGTGGCCTATGACCAAGGTTTCAAGGATGGCAGGGCACGCTACGAGGTTCACGTGGCCGGCTGGAGGCTGACCCCGGGCGTGCAGCCAGGGATGATTTGGATCAGCGACGCAGGTGGCGAGGGAGGAGACTTTCACATCCACGAGCTGGCTGAAGTCATCGGCAAGTTTTATGGGGAGAAATTCTGATGGCCTGCCCACCATGCACCAATGACTGCAACGAGGGAAGAAATTGTCCTGTACGAATCAAAGTACCAAGCACAATTGTTTTTCATGACTCCAATGTAGATTGGGTAATGCGTATCACTGCCGACCGCCGCATTGAAGTTAATGAAGGGGTTGAAGTAACTGCGGCGGCGCAAAAAGTCTTAGATGCCATGCAGCAGTTGTTGGCATATGGGTTAGATAAAGCCATTGCCGCTGAACGTGAAGCCATAGCAAAGGTAGCAGATGGATGGCCCGACTACGATGTACAGGGATTGGCAGAAGCCATCAGGGCAAGGGGGCAAGCATGAAGCTATACGGATATGTTTGGACAAAAGACAAGCACGAACCCAAATTCTTTTGGTTTGAGAGTGAGGCTAGGGATGTGCAAAAAGACTTTGGCGGCGAAGTCGTGCCTGTCTATAAATGATTGACAAAATCATTCTCAGTGCGGTGCTGGGCACAGTGGGGTTCAACGGATTGTTGCCCGACCCGCCACAGCCCCTTACGCCTTGGCAGTTGCAGCTTAAGGCAAAGGCCGCATCAAAGAGCGCGGTGTGCAACAAGAAGAAGCAAAGCAAAACAGTAAAGCAATTATGTAGACGGTGGGGCAAGGAGCCGAGCACATGACAAAGATGATTCATCCCCTGCCACGAGACTATTGCCTCTGCCAACCCGTCAACGTGGACGCGAAATGTCAGAATTGCAGACGTTGGAGCGAACACCCCGACCAGACCTACGGACCACGGACCGCGTTTATCCAAGTGGCAAACAGTAAGTCAAAGGCCTGCTGCTACTTTCCCATTTCCCTTTTGAAGGAGACAACATGAGACCCGCTATCTTTTCAACAGAAAACCCACCTGTCCCCGTTACCTGCGTAGAAACTTTTGAGTACATCGCCAGTCTGCGCAGAAGAATCGAAGTGCAAAACGACCAAATGGAGTTCCTGGTGGCCCAAGCACAGGAGTTCTTGAGGAAAGCCGAGCACTTGGAACGAGAGGTGGAGAAACTCTCCTTTGACTTGGGGGTCAGGCAAGGGAACGTCCCGCCCGGCACCTGGGTAGAGGTGAGGAAGTGACCACCCCGTCTCTTGCGGAGATTGTCCAGGCACTTGATCCACGGCCCATGGTTCAAGTGGTGATCATCACGGCCGGCGGGACAAAGTATGCGTTGATCGGCCCGGTGATTGACTGCGGGGAGGTGACAGGGATTGAGTTCGGCGAACTGATGCCCATGGACGTGGCAGCCAAGATGCTGTCAGGGGAACACAGGCAGTGGTTGATGGGGCAGTTGCAATGAAAAAACCCGCCAGGGTTGAGCTGGCGGGTTTGGGGTTGCAGTGATTAAGCGCAGAGTTTGTCTAGATTGAACCAATGACCATGGTCCGAGGCCCATACAAAGCTGCCGGCCGATGATTGGGTAAAGGCATACTGCCTTTTCTTCTCATCAAACCAGACCGCCGGGTAAGTACCATAGTCAATCCCTAATTTGGCCAAGAGCCTGGTGGCTGCAGCCGCTCGGTCATGCCCTTGTTCAGGATGGCCAGGCGCTGGGGGGTCGAGTTCAATCCACACGCGATTGTTCGTGTTCATATACTTTCTCACTTTCTATTGTTAAAGAACATTTGCCAACTTATCTAGCTGACAATTAAATTATACTCTATAACATGTCAACTGTCAATGTGTCAAGTGATTTGTTTGTAGGTGTTTACCCTTAGTTGGACTGTGGATTTGTACAGTGGAATGGGGCAAGGAACGCGGACCGAGGGCAGATTACGTGTTCTAGTAGACTTTTTTTGGGTAAGAGTGTTTTTTTTTATTTTTTTTTGAAATTAGACGTAATAGATGTAATGGTGTAATAAATGTTATGAATCAATGAGTTATGAGAACACAGTACATTACACATAGTCAATGGATGTAATTTACATAAAATGCGCGCGAGCTAACTTTTTGAAAAAAATAAAACATACTCTTGTCTAAAAAAGTCTAACTAAAACCCTGAATTTGACCCTTTTGAGGCTTTAATGGTCTTGTTGTTGCGTTAGTTGTGGATTTGTTGCACAATGTGGCCATGCAAATAGAAAAAAACATCCCCCTCCCTGGTGGCGTCGATCCTCGAGAGCGCT